ACCGGCAAGCGCTTGGACTACCGCGAGCAAATGGCGGCCGTGCGCGGCATGGCCGTGACCACAGAGCGCATCGGCGCGGATGGCGACTCGGATGCTGGCCTTGGCGGGTTTCTAAACAACGCCAACGTCACGCTCATCAGCGCCGATGATCCGGGGTCGGGTACGAGATGGATTGCCGACGGCAAGACCGCCGCACAGATCTTGTATGATTTGGCGTACGCGGCCAACTACATCATCGACTTGACCAATGAGGTCGAGGAGCCGGACACGCAGATCCTGCCGACTCTCGAGTATGGTCACATTGCGACCAAGCCGATGTCGGACAGCGACAGCAATCCGAGCAACACGATCCTCAAATTCCATTTGTCCACCAACCCGTGGATCAAAACAGTCGGTACCTGGAATCGACTCAAGACCGCAGACGATGCCGGCACCGGGCCGCGCATGGTGACGTACAAGCGCAGTCCGGAAAAGGTCACCCTCGAGCTCCCGCAAGAGTTTGAGATGCTGGCCGTCCAGCAGGAAAACTTGGCGTACAAGACCCCGTGTCACATGCGACATGGAGGCGTGATCTTCTACTACCCGCTGTCGGCCTTGTACATGGACGACATCTAAGGAGGCGACGTGATTCTGGTGGAAAATCGAGAAGTGCGTGTCCTAGGGCCCGCGATACCCTTAGAGCTTGGGTTTCTGCGACTCAAGCCCGGCGTCAATGCGGTACCGGATGTGCAATGGAAGCACGCGCGTGGCACCAAGCTTGTCCAGGCGCGCTTGGGTAAGACGTTGATTGAGCACGGCACGATGGATGATGAAAAAGGCATAGCTGGCATGAAGCCTATCGACGCGCTCAATCTCGTCAAGGGTACGCTCGACGTCAAGCAGCTGGAGGAGTGGCTGGAGATCGAGAGCCGCTCGAAGATAGCCAAGGCCATCAGCAAGCAGATCGATGTTCTCAATGAAGGGCGTCGCGGCTCCGAGGAAATTTAAGGGCCGGTCATGGCCGTGTCCGCCTCCGATATCAAGAACATGGCCACTGAGCTAGCCTCGGTGGCTGATGCCACTGTGGAGTTTTGGATAGCGGAGGCTCTCCTCAATGTCAATGCGACGGCGTACGGCGACAAAACCGACAGCGCTACACGGTATCTTGCTGCGCATTACGTCACATTGGCGAAGAAAGCGAGCACGGGGGTATCGTCAGGTACTGGTCCAATCCAGCAGCGCAAGGTGGGCGATGCGTCTACGACATTCGCCGTGGGATCTGTGGCAGCCAAGGACGCTATGCTCACGTCTACGGTATGGGGTCAAATGTATTTGTCCCTGCGGGGCTCGGTGTTTCCGGACAGGCGGGTGTGATGGCGGCCAAGGTAATTGACAAGGACCGTGGCTACAAAGCACTCGAGAAGATCGTCAAGGACTTCAAGGGCTACACAGTAGCTGTCGGGGTGATGAGAGGCAGTGAGGAGAGGCCCGAGGAGGAGAGCGAGAAGGAGAGCGGGAAGGAGCCCCTCACCAATGTTAAACTTGCTGGTGTGCACGAGTACGGGCGCAAGGATGGCAGCATTCCGGCGCGTAGTTGGAACCGCGCTTGGGTGGATGAGAACAGAGAGACCGTGCTCAGGTGGAAGTTGCGCCTGGCCAAGCAAGTAGTAAAAGGCAGGATCACGGAAAGGGAAGCGCTCGGTCAACTTGGTGAGTTGATAACCTCTGGTATGAAGAGTCGCATACAGAAGCACATCGCTCCGCCGTTGACCGAAGCCACAAAAAAAGCAAGGGCGAGGCGCTTCAAGCATGGCAAGAGCGGCGACACTCCTCTGATGGATCTCGGTCTGATGGTCAACTCGATTGTGCACGAGGTGCGCGGTGCTAAGTGAGGCAATACTCGCAGAGGCCCAAGAGGTCGAGTTCACAAGAGCGGGCACGCCGTCGTCGTCGTACGGGCGCGTGGTGCCAGGCTCGACGACCACGTTCACGGCGAACGTGGTCGTGCAGCCGCTATCTCCCAGGGAGAGGATGCTCCTGCCGGAGGGATCGCGCACGAAAGAGAAGGTCAAGATCTACAGCCTCTCGGCTTTGCGCATAGGATCCCCGGAGGCTGGCACGATTGGGGACCGGTTTACGCGCAACGGTGTGTTGTTCGAGGTGGACGCCGAGGCTTATTGGGCAGGTGATGGGTCGCATTACCGCTACTGGGCCACCAAGGTAGAACGCTGATGGCGGGCCGCGCTCCATTTGATTGGACTACGGCGTGCAATGCCTTGTACACATGGCTACATGGGCAGCTAGATGTGCCGGTATGGTGGGAGGATCAGGATCATCCGAGGGGTAGCTATCCCTATGCGACGCTCGGGGTGACAGCGGGGCCTGTGCAGGTAGGCGGAACCGACTTACGGCGCGTGTCCGAAGATCCTCCCGGTACAGGCGTCTACGAGAAGGCTGTCACCGATCACGAGATGACGATATCGTGCCAGGCATTCGTGTCGCATGACGGGGACAGCGAGATCGACTTCGACAGCAACGCCGTGGCTCTTTTATCTATTGCGCACGCGTCTCTTGGTCTCAGAGACACCATCAGCACATTGAACGCCGCGGGATTGAGCGTGCGAGACGCAATGCCTGTGAGGAGCTTGTCCTCGTTGGCGGAAGGCTCCTTTGTGGATCGCGCAATTTTTGACATGCGCTGCGGGCTTGTCTTTGTAGTTGATCCGGCAGAGTATGCGACGAGCATAGGCACCATCTACGTGTCATCTGACATGGATGGGCAGTCAGGGACAGGGGATTTGGACATCGACGACGAGCCTATGGGAGGCTGACCATGTCATTGGACTCATTGATAAACGTCACCATTACCGTGCAAGGCGCCAGCGTGACGCGCGCAGGGTTCGGCACCATCATGCTGCTGGCCTACCACACCAATTGGCCGGAGCGCGTGCGCGAGTACAGCATGGCCACGGTCCTGACCGACATGGTGACAGATGGTTTTGCGACGACGGACTCTGCCTACCTGATGGCCGTGGCCGTGGCCAGTCAAAACCCTCGCCCTCCCACGCTCAAGATTGGGCGCCTAGAGGAGACTCCTGTTGCGCAGTCCGTCAAGTGCACGCCCACGGCGGTCAACAATGCCACGTACACGGTGGAGATCGACGGCACCGAATTCGAGTACGAGGCGGACGCCACCGCAACCGTGGCCGAGATATGTACTGGTCTGGAAACAGCAATCAATGCTGGCAGCGTAGCCGTCACCGCCACGGACAACACCACGTACTTGCAGCTGGACGCGGATGCGGCTGGCACTTACCACCAGATCAAGCTATCCTGCGATGCGGGCACGCGTCAATGGGAGCGCGACGACGAGACTACCGATCCAGGCTATGCTACGGATCTTGCAGCGATCGTCTTAGAGGACGATGACTTTTACGGGTTGGCTATCGAGGCGCATGATGCGGCGGCAATCACAGCCGTAGCGGCCTGGGCCGAGACCAACAAGAAGCTGTTCTGCCCCACCACCGGGGACACCGACTGCTTGGGCAGCGGTAGCACGGACATCATGAGCACCGAAAAAGCGTTGTCCCATGTACAGACCGCCATCTGGTACTCGGATGATCCCAGCCAATATCTGGGTGCAGGTGCAATGGCTGAGTCTTTTCCGTACAACCCCGGTGGGCAGAGCTGGGCGCTCAAGACGATCTCGGGCGTGTCCGCCGTGTCTATGACAACCACAGAGAAGAGTAATGTGGCTGGCAAGTACGGCAATTACTACGTGACCATGGGCGGGGTAAATATCACCTGGGAAGGCAAGACGGCTAGCGGTGAGTGGATCGACGTGGTGCGTGGTAACGGGTGGCTCATTAGCACGATGCAGTCGGATCTTTTTGCGCTAGTCGTCGGCACGCGCAAGGTGCCCTATACGACTGGTGGGCTCGGTATCATTCAAACAGCCATGCAGGGCACCCTGCAGTTGGCCGAATCACGCAATGTACTCGTGGCCGGATCCACAGGCGTTGTCATGCCTGCGATTGGCGACGTGTCTGATGCAGACAAGATCGCGCGCGTGCTAAATGACGTGTCATTCTTCGGGCAATATGCAGGAGCTGTGCACAGCATGGTCATTGCTGGATCGCTCTCATACTAAGTTTCGTAGGAGGTAATCCGATGGCAGTACGAAATTACAATCTGGCGGAAGTGCAGGCTATATTCGGGCCTGTAGAGATGGGTGGTTACGGGGAAGAAGGGGGCGTCCGTATCGAATGGCAGGAGAATTTGTGGGAGTACTCCAGGCATGCTGATGGCGGAGGTACGCGCACCAAGAACAATGCGAATGATGCGTTGGTCACCGTGACGCTTTCGCAATCGTCCGAGAAGAATGCCGAGCTGAGTGCCATAGTCGCAGTCGACAAGCTTACAGGAGCCGGTGTCAATCCTATGATGGTGCGTGACATTAATGGCACCACCCTGCTAGCGGGGACATCGGCTTGGATTGAAAAGCGCCCGGACGTAGAATTCAACAAAGCCGTGACAGCCCGTGTATGGGTTTTCCATGTTGAGAATTTTGACGGGCTTATCGGTAGCGGCAATGAGGCGACAAGTTCATGAGAGACGCAGAAAGCAAAAGGATAGGCGAGCACATCTATACCGTGCGCATGCTCACAGTAGACACGGCAATAGACGTGCTTGTCGATCTTGTCGGGATGCTCGGGGAACCTGTGGCTGAGCTGCTTGCTGCAGGCAGTGCGTCAGATATTGTCACCGGCCTCAGAGAAGAGGAGGCCGAGGATGAGGAATCCGGCAGGGCTGTAGCCTTGCTCCTCAGGGTGCTGGTAGGTAAGCTACACAAGGACATCATTCACGGCATCGTGAAAAAACTGGTAGCGGTATCTGATGTCGACAACGTACCACTTACTCAGAGCTATGCGGCTCATTTCCGCGGGGAGCTCTGTTTGCTGGCCAAGTGGCTGTGGTTTGCGCTGCAGGTGCAGTATCGGGATTTTTCCGGAGCCTTCGAGGCTATCGCTGGTTCGGAGACGCGCCAGTCCGGCCAGGAGCTAGAGGGCTGATCGAAATTCCCACTGCCGTGCAGTGGCACAAATGGCGCATAGTGGATGCAGGTATGGCCACCTTGCGCGAGATAGAGACCCACTGGAGCCTGGTGGACCTGCACACGGCGCATTGGCTGCTTGATCAACGTCAGGCGCAGGAGGATACTGACTGATGCCGGGCCAGCCTCTCAGAGAAGTCATATCGCTTTTTAGCTTCAAGTTGGACAAGGCTTCTTGGTCCAAGGCGGACGAGGCTGTCGACAAGATGCGCAGTGGTTTGTTGAGGCTAGGGCGCATGGCTCTTGGCGGGGGAGGTGTGTACGGTTTCTATCGGATGACACGAGCGGTAATTGATACCGGATATGCCATAGACAAGACATCGAGCAAACTCGGGGTGTCGACTAGCGCGCTGCAGGAATTTCATCATGCGGCGGATCTATCGGGTGTCGCTGTGCAGTCTTTCAACATGGGTTTGCAGCGCATGGCGCGTCGTGCCGCCGAAGCGGCAGAAGGGAAAGGCGAGGCCAAGGACGCGTTGAGGGAGTTGGGTATACAACTGCGCAACAGCGATGGTAGTTTGCGCAGCACCGAGGATCTGTTCATGGACGTGGCCGGAGCCATGGGCAACGTGAGGAACTCCAATAAGCAGCTGAGGTTGGCTTTCAAGCTTTTCGACTCTGAAGGAGTGGCGCTTGTCAACATGCTCAAAGACGGCAAGCAGGGTTTGCAATCCATGAGGGAGGAGGCGCGCGCTCTAGGCGCGATCATGGACGAAGATCTAATTAGGACGACCGTCTCTTACAAAGATGAATCGATGCGCATGTGGCAAGCCATCAACGGAGTGCGTAACAGTATCGTCAAGGGACTCCTACCGGGCATGTTGTCCACGATCAAGGC